CGCGACGAAACCATTTCGATGGTTCGTTCCCTGTACGGGAATGCGAAGAACGCAGGTGGTTATGGCTACAACGGTTGGAGCCTGTTGAACGCAGTTGGGGAATACTTCGACCATCATTGGTTCGATGACCCGAAGCGCAACGCGATGGCTGCGATGACGATTGGGAACAAGTCCCATCTCATGAAGGCCAAAGCAGCAGATTTGATTCTACAGACTGTTTAGAATCGTCTCCGATGCCAACGCCAAAGTTCAGGGTTGTCCCTGTGGATCAAGAGAAACCGAAACAAACGCAACTGGATTTCATGCTAGATGAACTCCAAGAATTGAATCCCAAAGCATTGCGTTTTGTTGATCCAACTTTTGACGAAGCCATTATCGGCATCGGTTGCCAATACTCAAAAGACCCAGTCCTCGTCTACGACGAACAAAAGATGGTAGAACATCTCGTCTGGACAGAGGGCTGGGACTTTGAGGATGCTTGGGACTTCCTAAGTTGCAACACGTTCAACGCGTGGTTGGGAGAGGGAACCCCAATTATTCTTAAAGCAATTCACGATTGGTAAAATTATGTGGATGCCACCACAAAAAGTCAGCCTGACAGAAGAGATGATCACAGAAGCCCAACAGATGGCTGATGCTATGGGCGACGGCAAAGGTCGTCGTGGTTCCATTCTGGAAGGCGGAGGCGACCTCGTAGGTTGTCTCGGAGAAGTAGCCTTCAGACAAATCTTGACACTCAAAAGGGACTTGGGTGGTTTGTGGAAATTAGAAATTGAACACAAGCCCAATGCCCATTACGACCTAAATGTCAACGAGGTCAAGATCGACGTTAAAACCAAGTGGTCAAAAGGCGTCCCCGGAAAACATTGGGAGGGCAGCGTCGCCATGGGTCGTGAAGACCACAGCGAATTCCCACAGGACGTAGATGCGTTTGTCTTCATGCGAATCATTTACTACCCTGAATACACGGTTGATGGAGTGAAAGCGCCGGGTCCGATTGGCTGGTTTATAGGTTGGCTGCCGAAGGGCGTCTTCTACAACAAGGCTGTTCCTATAAAGAAGGGCGAAACGGATCCTCGCTCATCAAACAACAATCAGTTCAAGTCGCACAAAGATCAATGGAACGTGTACCACTGGCAAATGAACCGTCATTTGCCGGATTTGGTTGGGCCGGAATTATTTTAGTGAACTTACAACCTACTATTAGTAGTAGTGATATCTTGGTTGTGGGAGGTTAATCATGATTCACTGTCCCAAATGTTCTAACGATTTAAGCGAAGAAGCCGAAAGCGGCGCTACAACCGGAATGTGGACATTCCGAATTGTTTGTGAATGCGGCAGACATTACCTGTGGCGACAAGGCAGAATATTTGCTATGCGAACTGCGAGTACCCCTTCACTTTCCTCCGTTTCTCACTGAGTGGTGTCCAATTTCTGCGGATAATCCTCCGCTCTCTGTCGGTCGTTCCGCCCCATATGCCTAGTTCGTGGTTAATGATGGCGTAGTCAAGGCATTCTCGCTTTACCGGACAACCTCTACAAACTGCATACGCCCGAATTCTTTTCACCCGCTGTTGCGGGTCGCCACGAAGGATGAAAAAGTCGGCAGTGTTCTGATCCCGACACGCCGCACCCTTCATCCAATCATCTATACCGCTAACATCTTCTTCCATATCGACCCCTCACATAGTGGTGAATTCAAGAACAATAAACGGCCATTCGTCTTCGTTACCACGACGCATCCGAACCGGCCATTCCCGCTGATCCCTCATTCCACGGTAATGATTGACTTCCATTACGTTGGGATCTGTTGGATCAGGACTGATGGCAATACCAAACTCAGACCATCGGCTCCAAACTGCTGAACCGAACGGCCTCAAATCTCTACTGGTGCCTGATCCCAGTGGAGCATGGTGTTCTAACCAGAGAGCGCAATCGTATTCGTATCGGATGTAATCAAGAAACTTTGCTACCTCTGTGGTTACCGATTCGGAGGTGCGTCCACCGGGATCCAAAAACGCTTTATACAGCGGACCCAGAACAAGAAGTTCTGGTTGAGTCTCATCAATCCAACCAATGAGTTTGTTGCGATCTTCAACTTTGAGCAGATCCAACCCATCAGGCTTTACGACGAGATGGGCGTCCATCTCTTTCGCTTTTCCCACCATGTCAATCCGGTGGTAGATGCGACGGGCTGTTCTGCGAATGATTCGTTCAGGATTTTCCAAGTCAATAAACAAGGTCTTTATGGGAGGCATCTTGTCTCGTTTGAATGGATGAATCCCTGCTGCCGACATCAAAGCAACTTGTCTTGCTAGGAAGGTTTTTCCAACCCCCTCGGCTGCAACAACGATCACTCGTTCTTGACGTTCCAAGAGATGAGGGATCAACCAGTCGTACTGGTCATCGGTTTCTTCGCTCAGCAGGGTCGCCCAATCAATCAGTCTTCCCGGCTCTTGCAAGGAGTCGTCAACATTGAAACCATCCAGCAATCGCTGAGCCTTGTTAACCCGTTGAGCCAACGGCAGGCTGTGGTCTAGATCCATGAGGGATTCGACAAAGTTCGTAAACTCGTCACGAATTTCACCGGCCACAATCTTGAGATCTGAAAGTTCCGCACCGGATCCGATGTGATCCGAAATGTCTTTGCCGTTGGTCGGTTTGAATACCTTGACCTTTGATCCGGCTTCACGAAGTTGAGCAGCGACATTGCTTGCGTGGATCTCACCGGGTTCGTCATTATCAGCAATAATGACAACCTTTGCCCCAGCCAATGTTTTCGTGTGGTTCGACAACCACTTCTCTTGACCTTCGGCTCCTGCTCCACCGGGATTACAGGTAGCGACTTTTCCTAATCGCTCCAGAGTGGCAACATCCTTTTCACCCTCTACAACGTAAACGATCCCGTCGTTTTTGATCTGCTCAATAATCTCAGGCAATCGGTACAGGGGCTTCTCTATTCCCTGAGTCCCCCAAACCCATTCACCATTTTCGTAACGCTGCTGACGGAAAGTTTTGCCACCGTCGTCCTCACGGAAACGAAGTACCTGCATCACCGGATCACCGGCAGCGTCCTTATAGACGTATGTATCTTCTAGTTTCATTTTGCCCTTAGACTTCTTTTCCCCAGAGTCCGGAAACAACTCATTAGGCTTGACGCCCATCGAATCACAGATCTGGCTGAAATCACACCCACCGCCACGATGGCAGTTGAGCAGAACCTGCCCTTCACGACCCAACCCGATAGTAAGAGAAGGATTTTGATCATCCTCCCGACAGGGACAGGCCGCATTCCAGCCAGTGCCAGAACTCGTTACCTTGTTCAAACGAGAAAGAACCAGATCTATCTCAGGTGTTCTATCAGTCACTTAAATACCTGTTTCTTTCAGCCTTTAGAACTATCGTTTCATAAGCCTTTAGAAACAGTTCTCTATCAGAATTTGTTCTTAAACCTGCACCATTCTTTGGAAATGAACGCATGGTTTCTCCCACCAAATCGTGGGGCTTATCGAAACTGGTTCCAGATTCAGCCGCATCTATGGCAGCACGAAACTGTGCCCAAGCCTGAGGCGCAGCCGGGATTTCATCTCCCAACGCAAGGTCGATAGCCAACCGCCTGACCTGCCCCACTCGCGGTAGACGCTGTTGATCCAAAACTATTATCTGGTCAACAGCGTCATTGACCGAATCGGCTGACAAGTCTTCAAGAAACTTCCACCACAACGAACACCGTTCCTTGAACGGAGGACCGCCCGTGGCAGCATCCCAATTGATGCTCACCTTTTTTACGATAGGAACGAGATCCGATTTTTCCACTGTTAGATCAGAACGCTGTGTCTTCACCATTGGCGAAGGCTTCTAAGACTTCAAAGCCATCTTCCGCTTTGTCACAAAGTTCCAAAAACATTTCAATGTGCTGTTCGTCTCTCAAAATCAATTCGATGTCGTCGTACTTTTTTCCCTGAGGGTTGTGTCCCATATGCCATGGGGAGTTGGTGCATCCACGGATGGCATCCTTGCAGTCTTGAATACCATACATTCTGATACCCTGCTTGATTTTCCTGCGACGCTTTTCCCCTAGAACCGGTTTACGACCCGCAGGAGAAGTTCGACAGAGGGACACCCACTCTTGAAAAACTTCAAAGACATCTTCTGGCGATGGTTCGGACATCGGTACCCTTCCTTCCGTCCTGTCCGCTCATCATAGATCGTAGATCCGGGTTCCGCAAATGGAGTGGGAGCGGCGGGAATCGAACCCGCAACCGTCGGATTAAAAGTCCGCTACTCTGCCAATTGAGTTACGCTCCCGAAGTGGCGATGGCGGGAATCGAACCCGCATGACCCTAGAGTCGGGAGATTTTAAGTCTCCTGTGTATGCCCGTTCCACCACACCGCCGTGTGGTTACCGTAAGACCTTAAGTTGTCTTCTCGTCAAAGAGATCGTTGCAGAGTCCACGACCATTTCTCCCCACTGGTTGGATCGAATCACTACGTCAACCTGCTCGGGAAGAACTTTAAACCGGCCAGCCAAAATCGCTCTCAACTTGGACGCCTCCAACTCGGCATCGGACAACCCGTCGTCGTAGGGACTCTCCACGGGGATGGCAAGAGACTGACTCATCTCTTCAAATGTTTCAGCGTCGATGCATTTGATGCATCCAAGGACGCCAGTCGGAGACTTGCGTTTTCTAACCACGCTATGCCCGCACACCAACTGGTGAATCCATTGGACATGACCATATTTGCCCAATTTGGTAACACTGACCGTTTCCCGACGAGGGGCATTACGCGGACTGGGCATCGCACCATTGATGGGCAGATTGGATTGCTACTTCAAGGTTAGATGACCAAGGCATACAGAGTGACATCCACCAGTCGGCATAAATCCATGGGAAATCTTCGTCGGGGCCAACGGTTTCATGCAACCTGATGA